GACTTGTAACAGCTGGTGGTAAAGCACCTGGTCCTGAGCCATTAAAGATTGCATTAGCTCACATTGATGCTATCATGGAGCGTAAAGAAGATGGTAGTAAACTATCTCCTCTAGAATGCCATGATATCATGTGTCACATTGCTAACAGTGTCCTTGCAGGTGGTATTAGAAGAAGTGCTATGATTAGCCTATTCAGCCATGATGATGAGGAAATGATTACATGTAAGTATGGTGACTGGTGGGAGACTAATGAACAACGTGGTAGAAGTAATAACTCAGCTGTCCTTAAAAGAGGTGAGGTGAGTGAAGAAGAATTCATGTCTCTATGGAAAAGAATTGAAGCATCAGGAAGCGGTGAACCAGGTATCTACTGGACTAACGACCTAGATTGGGGAACTAATCCTTGTTGTGAAATTGGTCTTAGACCTTTCCAATTCTGTAACCTATGTGAAGTGAATGTATCTGACATTAAGGATCAAGACGATCTTAATGAAAGAGTGGCAATTGCTTCATTCTTTGGTACGTTACAAGCAGGATTCTTTGACTTTCACTACTTACGTCCTATTTGGCAAAAGACTACACAGAAAGATGCTCTATTAGGTATTGGTATGACAGGTATAGGCAGTGGAGAAATCCTTAAATATGACCTAGAACTAGTGGCTAATACAGCTAAAACTATGAATAGGGACCTATCAGCTCTTATTGGTACTAATGAAGCAGCTCGTATTACATGTATTAAACCTTCTGGTACAACTAGCCTTGTGTTAGGTACAGCTAGTGGTATACATGCATGGCATGCTCCTCACTATCTAAGAACAATGAGATTTAACAAGAATGAAGACATTGCTATGTACTTAGAGATTAACCATCCTGAACTATGTGAAGATGATGTGTTACGTCCTAAGGATACAGTGTGTGTACGCATTCCTGTTGCAGCTCCAGAAGGATCTATATTTAGAACTGAGTCTCCACTAGATACATTAGAGCGTGTTAAGAAGTTCTCTACAGAATGGATTAAACCAGGTCATAGCAATGGAGCCAATACACACAACGTAAGTGCTACTATTTCTATTGCAGATGAGTGGGAAGCTGTAGGTAATTGGATGTGGGACAATAGAGAGGTGTATAATGGTTTATCTGTATTACCATTCTTTGGTGGTACGTATAAACAAGCTCCTTTTGAAGACATCACAGAAGAGGAATACAACAACCGCATTAAATCATTGAAATCCATTGACTTAACAAAGGTGATGGAGATAGATGATACTGTAGACTTTGGTGCTATCCAAGCTTGCGGAGGTGGTGCTTGTGAAGTGAACATCTAATGGAAAAGAAAGAATTTATAAAAGATAAACACTACTACTTGGAGGGAGATAGAGTTGTACTTACATCTCTGTTTCTCATCCAACGTGGTGAGTGTTGTGCAAACGGATGTAAACAGTGTCCATATACCAAACCAAGAAAAAAAGGTAATACTGTCTTAGAAGACAAGAAAGATATTTTGTTTTAGTGTTCTGTTTTTTAGTTTTTCATTTTGATTATGAAAGCCCTGGTATATCTATACTGGGGCTATTTTTTTTATTTTTTATTTTGTAAAATTATTCGTAAATTTGTATCTATAAAACCAACAATTATGGCAAAAGCAAAGGAAACCTCAGAGGGCAAAAGTAAATATCAAGAAGCCCTTGAGAAATTAAACAAAGCTTATGGTGTAGGAACAATCCTAACACTAGAAAGCAAAACAGATGGTGCATATGAAATTATCAGTACGGGGAGTATTGGTTTTGATTACATCACATTGGGAACTGGAGGATTTGTAAAAGGTAAGATGTATGAACTAATGGGTTGGGAAGGCTCAGGTAAGTCTACAATCTGTGGACATGCTGTAGCAGAATGTCAAAAGAAGGGAGGCACTGTATTATATATAGATGGCGAACATGCTGTTGATAAGCAATATTTCCAAGCTCTAGGTGTAGACACTACTAAGATGTTAATTGCTCAACCATCATGTGGTGAGGAAGGTTTTAACATTGCTATGGAAATGATTCAAACAGGAGATGTTGATCTTGTTATCATTGACTCTGATAGCTCATTAATTCCTAAGAAGCAATTAGATGGTGATGTAGGTGATAGCACTATCGGTTACAAAGCTAGATTGAATAGCAATGCCTATCCAAAACTAAAAGGTGCCCTATCACAACATAATGTATGTGTTATTGTTGTAAGTCAATATCGTGAGAAGATTGGTGTTATGTTTGGTAACCCTACAACAACTCAGGGTGGTCATGCACTGAAGTTCTACACTGATGTAAGAATAGAAGTGAGCAAGAGCTTAGCTAAGGAAGGTGATGTAAACTACGGTAATATTACCAAGGTGAAAGCTGTAAAGAACAAGATGAGTTCTCCTTATAAGCTACATGCATTTGATATTGTATATGGTGAGGGTATTGATAAGGTGGGTGAGATTATGGAGCTTCTTAACGAGTTTGAACTCGGTAGGAAGTATGGTAAGACATTCACATTCAATGAAACAAAGTATGATCTTGACCAGTTTAAAGCTATGTTGTTAGACAACGAAGAGTTTTACAATGAAATCAAGACTAGTATTATTAACAAAATTAATCAAACTGAAATTAAAATCGAAGAAGATGTTACAAGTGAAATTTAAAAAGATCTCTGACAACACGATTGTTCCAGCAAGAGCAAGTTTAGATGCAGCATGTTATGATGTGTATGCACATTCCATTGTACATAAAGATGATGGTAAAGTTGTTGTTGGATTAGGGTTTAAGACAGAAATCCCTGCAGGTTATAAAGCTGTATTAGTTCCCCGTAGTAACTTAACTAAGTACAACTGGGTGATGAACAACTCTATAGGTATCATTGATTCTGATTATAGAGGAGAATGGATGTGTGTGTTTACACGATTAGAATTTAATACATCAAGTGGAGGAACTGCACAAGACTTCCCTTATAATGTAGGTGATAGAGTGGCACAGTTTTATCTAGATGAGGTGTATAACATTGCATTCTTAGAAGTTGCAGCCCTATCAGATACAGATAGAGGTGATGGTGGATTTGGATCAACTGGTCTTAAGTAATGGCTACATGTAAAACCTGTGGTAAAAACTGTGAGGGAGAATACTGTTTCAAGCACAAACCTAGAAAACCTTTATCCTCTGCGAAAGGATTTAAGGTGAAGGTCCCTGACAAACATCCTATTACAGAGATTAATCCTATGAAGGATTTGTTTCTGCGTATATGGAAAACAAGACCTCGTAAATCAGAGGTTAGTGGGGATTATTTAATAGGTAGTGTGTCAACAGCATTCTTCCATCACATTTTACCAAAAGAAAAATATCCTCAAGCTGCATTAGATGAAGAAAATATCATACTTTTGACATTGAATGAACATGATCAAGTGGAGAGTGACATCTATAGGTTTGAGGAAGTGAATAAAAGACGTGAACATTTAAAACAAAAGTATGAAATTAGCTGAGGGAATAATAATAGGTGTATCCTTGGTAGCCATGATAGTTACATCTATCTGGGTGGCAGATGGTAAAGCTCCAAAGTCTAATTACAAAGTGTATACAATACCTGCTGGGACATTTGATTTAGAAGTACAAATCATTGTTACAGAGGATACAGCATTTGCTGCTAAGTATATAACTACCAACTTTGACAGTAGTCTTAAATCTCCTGATTTAGATGCTAGGGCTGTAACATTTGGTACAGCTGATGGTAAACCTCCTATCATATGGTTCTCAGATATTAAAGACTCATCTATTGTACAACATGAACTACTCCATGTAACAATAGATATGATGAAATGGGCAGGTATTGAGCTAAATGAGCACACTGAGGAAGTGTACACCTATCAATTACAATACTTAACAAAACAATTTTATAAACAAGTAAACCAAAACAAATGAGCAATTTATTCTTTTACACAAGAAAGGACGGTGATAAAGTTTACACCGACAGTTTTAACCTAAATAAGGTGATTAGATCAGTTCAAGTAGAAGACAACAAAGTGTTAGTCTTATTAGATGATGCACATGACCGTTCAGAAGATGTTCCAGATATTGATCCTAAGACAGGTAAACAAAGAGGAATTAAAAGACAACGTAACACATATTCAACAGAGATTAGTCTGTTTGATGAAGACATTACAAGATTTCACAATTTAAACAAATAATCATGGCAAAGTTATTAGGAAACAGAGTGCTATTACAATTACCTCCACAAGAAGAGGAAAGCAAGATTGTTGTAGATGAGAACACTAAAGAAGCACTACAAAGAGAATTACTTAACAAGATGTCTAAACTAAAAGTGCTACAAGTTGGTACTATTGTTACAGAAATCAAAGAAGGAGATTGGGTGTTAGTAGATCCAGCAGCTTTAAACAAAGCTACATTGGTTCCAATTAATGACAATGATGATCGTGCAATATTAGTTTCACCATTTGACATAATCCAAATCTGGTAATATGGAATATCCATTTATATCATGTAAATGTATAACTTACGGTAGGGTATCCACGCTTGAGGAGAGTATTGAATCTTTCCTCAAGCAGGACTATCCTGCAGATAAGTGTGAGCTTATAATAGTGAACGACTATCCATTACAGACTCTTGTATACGACCATCCTCAAGTTAAGATAGTTAACCTAGATAAAACCTTTGATACTATAGGAGAGAAAGAAAACTTTGCTACAGAACTATGCCAGGGAGAAATTATATGTCAATGGGACGATGATGATGTAGCTCTACCAAATCACTTACAGAATGTAGCTAAATACATGACTGATGATGTAAACATTATACACTGGGAAGTGGGAGTGTTATGTCACAGTACAGGTATTGAAAATGTGGGTTGGATAGGTAACTCTGGTATCGTGTTTAGAAAGTCAGCTTGGAAAGCTATAGGAGGACATCCTCTTGAAAATGCTGGATATGATATGACATTCATAGAACGTATCAACGCATATGGAGGAAGACTATTTGCTAAACCTCCTAAGGAAGAAGCAAGTTGGTTCTACATGTGGGGAGGTAGAGGTTATCACATGAGTGGTGAAGGTACTGACCATCCTGGAAAGCTTAACGCTATACAAAGACATAGTGCTCACGTTGAAAGACAAAGAGTTATAGGAAATATTCCTACAGGAGAAGTTAAACTAAATCCTAATTGGGAAGTTGATTACGTACAAATGCTAAAAGATTATGTCAAATAAAATAAAAGCAGTAGTAGTTAATAGAAATCTTCTTACAACACTTAAGAACACTGTAGAGTTTTTATCTAAAGAGCCTAGAGTAAAGGTAGTTATATACGATCAGCAGTCTACCTATCCCCCCTTGCTAGAATATTACAAAACACAAAACGTATTATATAATACAGAAAATGGAGGACCTTATAGTGTATGGGGTATTCCTAATATAAATAAAGACTATTACATTATAGCAGATTCAGATTGTACATATGATGGTGTACCTGAAGACTGGTTAGATAAGATGTTAGATTCACTTAATGTTATAAATTCTGACAAGGTTGGATTTTCATTAAGACTGGATGATCTTCCAGATAATGAACTTACAAGACAAGTGAAAGATCATGAATCTAGATATTGGATAAATAAATGCCAGTCTGGTTGGGTAGCTGATGTTGATACAACATTTGCTTTATATCGTTCAGGTTCAATGTTTAGCTATAATGCTGTAAGACTACCAGAGCCTTATACAATTAGACATATTCCTTGGTATTTAGATGAAACAATGTCTGATGAATGGAAATACTATTTACAAAACGCTAGTGGTGTGTCTAGTTGGGGATCTCGATTAAAACAAATATATAAACTCTCATAACTCCCTTTCGTTTTTGCTCATAAAAAAAGCCCCATTAATTTGGGGCTTTTTATTATTTTGATAATTTCTTACCAGTCATAGGAGCCATAGGGCTCTTACCTTTATTCCTAGTATTATCTGATTCCCTCATATAAGGCTTATTAGGCTTAGGGTTCTTAACCTTAGGAGCTAAACGTGGTTTACCTGATTTCATTAGCAACCGTATTTACATTTACCTACAGACTTACCTAATTTAGCTTTACCAGTGTAGTTCTTACCAGGTTGTCTACCATAACTACCAAGTTGCATAGATACAGTGCCACCGTGTTTCTTTTTAGGAACAGGCTTTTTCTTTTTAGTTGAATCACCAGGTGCAACATAGTTCTTACCAAAAACAGAAGCTTTGTCTAAAGACTTAGCCATTTCATCAGTACGTTTGTCTATAGCAGCTCTAGTGGTTTTCTTACCCATTTCAGTGAGTGCTGTTGATTGTTTTCTGTTTTTTTCATGTTCTTTTGTGTTTCGAAGAGCTTTACCATCTTGAGCTTTCTTAACAACACTCTTACCGTATTTAGCACCAGGTACTGATTTTTTAGCAGCTCTAGCAGCTTTCTTTTCAGCTCTAGCTTCTTGACGCTCTTCTTTAGTTTTACCACCACTGAAAACATTTTTGATAGCTTGACCAGCTTTTTGAAGAGGACTAGGTCCATACGCACTTTGGAAATATCTTTGTCTTTGTGCACCGCTCATATTTGATACACAACCACCCCTTTGGGCTTTTTTAACCTTTTTAACAGTTGCCATTTTTATAAGTTTTTATTTTTTAACAGTTTTTTTCTTGGTAATATTACCACCAGTTTTTTTCTTTGGTGTTGCACCTTTAGCATTTATGATTGATTTTACAATCTTTCTGCCATATTTTTTAGGTTTTGCAGGATAATCTTTATATACACCTGATTCTAATCCTTCTAAATACCTACCAGTACCTTTAAATGTTTTCTTACCATCAGCATAGCCAGTGGTATCAACAGCTAGTCTTCTTTTTGGATAACGAACACCTTTAGTTTCATAAACCAATGAATCTCCAGACTGAGCTTTAGGAGCCTCAGCAGCTTTTCTTTCTTTTGCAGCTTTTGCACGCTCTCTTAATGACATAGACATTCGACTTGGTGGCTTAACTGAACTTGGTTTAACTGAACTTAAAGCTCTTTTTTGTACACGAGCAGCTACTCGTTCAGCCCTTTCAGGGTCTTTCTTTTCTATTCTGTGTATTCTATCATCTTGTGATTTTCTTTTAACAAGATGATCACCAAGTTGTGCTTTTTTTACTTTTGCCATTTTAACAATTCCATTTTCGAAGTGATTTATTAATTCTGCTATTAGGATCGTTAGCCGTTTTAGCAGATGTGAGTTTCTTTTTCATGCCTGACATTCTAGAACAGAAAGACTTACGTCTACTTGCTGCTTTAGAACCAGCTTTGAGTTTTGAAGGTTTAGTAGTAACAGCTGTCTTTAGCTTACTACCTGGATTAGCTTTTCTATAAGAAGCTACACCCTTAGCATTTAAACCACCTTCAGGGTTTTTACCCTCTTTTCTTTGCCAAGCTGGGCTCACCTTACCACCATTCTTTAATGTGGATCCTTTGAATTCCCCTTTCTTTTTAACAAGAGGACCATTAGGAACAGGAGTGATTTTACCACCAGTTCTAAGAACACCCTTACCTACATAAGCAGAAGCTTTCTGTGGGTTATATACCTTTGTCTTAGGGATTCTAGCCATGTTATTTAGCTTTACGCTTTGCAGCTATTTTATAATTTATTAATCTTAACGCTTTCTCATCATTTAAATGTTGCAAAGCATGACAATCTAGACATAAAGTGATTCCATTATTGAAATCAAATTGTAACTCTGGAAACTTATTTCTATGTTTCATATGATGTGCTTCTAATATACTTCTATCAGTTTCTCCACATAATTGACATATATATCCATCTCTTTCTTTAATCTTTATTGCCCATTGTTTAAGAGCAAGTTTAAGACTTTTATCATGTAAGTGTTCTTTCCACTCATAGTGGTTACTTCCAACATTAAATTCATTAGAACATGTGTTAGAACAAAAGTTATGTTTTCCTCTTCCTACTAAGTGTTCTTTTCTCTCAAAGACTCTTTTACAGTTATCACAAGTTATTTCTAAAATATCAGATGACTGATTTTTATTTTTACAAGAATAACTACAATATTTAGCATCTTTATTCCATTCTTGGACCTCAAACTCTTGTTTACACTCTTTACAATTTAACTTAATTCTTTTCTTTCGAGCTTCTTTTGCACAAGAATATCCACAATATTTACTGTTCTTTGTTCCAGAATAGACATTTTTACAATGTTTACACGTTTTGTCTATACGTTTATGCATTACTTCTTCTTCTTAGCAATACTTTTAAAAGTTTTTGCTAAATTATATCGTTTAGATCCTGGCTTACAAGTAGGACCTCCAAACTTTTTACCTGTGCAAACTCCTTCTGTACCTCTAGCCTTAATAGACTTAGATACTTTTTGCATCCATTTTTTATCAGTAGCCATTACTTTTTCTTTTTCATTTTACCACCAGATTTCATCTTTGTAGCACCTAACTGCTTGTCCTTCTTAAGACTTACAGGGGTTTTCTTACCAGCAATTGTTTGTTCTTGCACTTTAGTCCAAGCACCTTTAGGATCAATTGGTCCTACACGCTTATTAGAAGCAGTTAAACCAGCTTGAGCTCTTTTTAATTTAAACTTAAGAGAAAGAGGTTTTCTATTACCTTGTTCATCAAAACCAGGTTTACCTTTTCTTTGATATCTTTTTAAATCAGCTTGCTTTGTTGCAAAGTCTTTAATGTTCTTACCAAAGTTACGAACATCATCTTTTAACAGTTTATTACCAGCATCTTCAGCTCTTTTCTTGTAGATTCCTGTACTGTCTATAGACTTACCAGCTTGAGCTTTCTTAACTTTAGCACCCTTCTTAGCAATAACACCACGTCCTTTAAGAATGTCAGCTTTAGTAATCTTACCATCCTTGTTTAAATCAGGGAATGATTTACCATTTTTAGCATTCTTAGCTTCTTCCATAGTTCTAGCTTTAAATGCAGGTAAGTCTTCCTTAGGAGCAAGAGACTTATAAAGCTCTCTACCACGTTTTTTACGTGTAGCTCTTAGTCTCATACGTTCTGCTACTTCTTTAGCTTTGTCAGGATTCTTTTCAGATATTCTACCAAGTCTGCCCTCTTGTCTACGTGTAATACGATCACCGTATTGTGCTTTTTTAACAGTTGCCATTTTATTTATATATTAGATTGTTCTAGACATTTAGGACATTGTCCTTCCTCAAGAGCTAATTCATGTATTGGGCAATGATCGTTCATTACTTTTAAATTATAACATGTTTCCAAGTTTTACCTCTATGTATATCTTTTATAGAGTAATAACTTAGTTCAAGTTTATTTGCTACTTGTTTAGGAAGAAGACCACTTGCCAATTGTTTTTTAATTTCAATTACTTGTTCCTCTGTAAGCTTAGCCATTTTATGAGAGGTTCCGCTTTTCCAGTTATTTGATAAGTTTTTTAGATGTTTAGTCCTATATGCTTCATCTTTCCAGTTTTCTTTTTGAGAAACTGATTTTCTAAGCTTTACTTCCTCTGTTCTCTTTATCCCAAGGTTACTTCCAGCTATTTTAGCAACATTGTAATGTGGGTTTAAGCTGTCTATATATCCTTGTTCAGTTTTGAGAATTTCATCAGTTGGACATTCACAAACAATCTCAAACTTAAAGTTCTCTTCTCCATGTTTGTTAACTGCTCTAATTAGTTTCACACAAGTGTTTTTACTAGAACGTATATCATGAATATGAGTATAATACCTTTTTATCAGGTTATTTGTACTTCCTATATAAAACTTACCATCAACCTCATTAGTAATCTTGTAGATAACTCCTCCTTTTTGCTTCTCAGAGAAGTATTTTTGTTTACATTCATTACTAATAGCTAGTATCATTTTCCTTTAGCTTTGATCTTTTTCTCCTGAGATAACATAGCTTTACTAGGAGCTTTAGGTTTAGCACCAGTTGCTTTATTTTTAGCAGCTTTGCTCCTCAAATTATCCCACAACCCACGTTGTGAGACAGAACCATCCTTGCGTTTAATCATTTCTTTTGCCATAATCTATTGATTTTCAGCCTCTTTGATAACACCAGATTCTACTGATCTAGCTAGCACTTGCTCAATTGTATTGTTAGCTCTGTTAGCTAAAAGGATACGAGCAGCTTCTTCTGTAGCTAGTTGTGAACGAAGTGAGTTAAGGATTACACCAAACTCAGCACCATTGATAACAAAAATATCATCTGTATTCCAGGTGTATTTCTTGTTTGGATCGTACTTAACAGGCTCTTGAACAGGTTCTTGTACGTTTACTTCTTCTTGTTGCACTGGGGTTTCTACTAATTCTTCTGACATAGTTTTAAATTTTTGGTTTTATGAACAAAGATATGTATTTCTATAATATCTACCAAATTTATTTTACATGGTGATATCAAAGACAATTGTTGCGGAACTCTTTATACTTTTAGACAGATCTAGATGGATCTGTAAGAGGTTGTGAAACTTCAAAAGCTCTTCTAGCAGCATGTCATTATACTTAGGTATAGACGGTGCTAGTCTAAAGTGATAGGAATTGGGATTCCTAGTGATTTCTAATGTAGCTAACTCATCAACTGAGTCTATAATTCCCCGAAGGTGAGCAAAATAAGCAAGTTCGTTATCTTGCATCACCTCAGGAAAGAATTTCTTGTTAATTTGCATTAAGACAAGGTTAATAAGTATTTAGTTTTTGCTGCTTCTCCAGATAATGCATCTGCTAGATTTGCTATATCGTGATAGCTGTTTGCTTCAGCATAGCTTTTTAAAGAGGATGCAAAAGATAAAAGCTTTGACACACATTCATCCCCTGTACAATTTGTAAGAGGTTCTATCTTGTATGGAGCAGGTCTTTTACCTGTATATCCCATAAGCTTTTCAATTACACCATCTTTGAAATCCTGTACATAATCGTACAATGCTCCTAGAGCTTGATGCTCAGCATAACTCTTTGTCTGCCAATGGGTTAAATGTAATTGCTCATGGAAATGTGTAAGCTTTCCAGCTATTGTTTCCAAGTTTAACTCCCCTGATTTCATCATCTCATCAGGGAATAATGATTTTGCCATTCTATATTGATTTTTATTATGGGTTACAAGGTCCTACTAGTGTTATAGTAACGTCTCCAGTTGAACTTATGCTCTCAAAACAATAATTTTGATCAACAGGTCCTGTAAGAGCTAATGGTCCAAAAGGATTTCCAACACAATCAACACCAGTAAGTGTTCCACTTCCACCATCAGGTACTACAACATTATACTCTAAACATCCAGAAAGAACAGTAGTAGTTGTAGTAGTGGTAGGACTAGCTGTTGTTGTAGTGGTGGTTGTAGGAACATAATTACAACACTCACTAGCATCAATCTCCACCCAGTTACCAACCTTAGGTTTGAATCTTTGTAGAATTGGACCACCTGCAATCACTCTACCTGTACCATCATAGCGTACATACGCTTTTAATTTATTTTGATTTGCCATTTTATATTAGTTTTATACTATCCTGGGACAGTAGTTGTAGTTGTTGTTGTTGGGGCTACTGTAGTTGTAGTTGTGGTAGTTGTTGGAACATAGTTACAACATTCGTATGCTTGAATTTCATGCCACTTACCCACCTTAGGTTTGTTTTTTCTAAGGATTAAGCTACCAGCAACGATTCTTCCACTTCCATCGAAGCGAACAAAGGCTCTTAAGTCTCTCTTATTACTCATAATAATCGTTTTTTGTTAATATAATAAATTGTATTTTTCTTTTAATTCTATCAGTTTAGATGCATAATAGTGAGTGCAATACTTCTGACTGTTCTCATTATTCATAACTTCTTGTAAATGAGGATCGTTCAGAGGATCTTGTCCTGTGTGATACTTTCCTTTATAGAAAGCAGGATACCCATTGGCTTGATCGCCAACAATTCCTGCGTTATGTAGGAGCCCCACCTTTTCTATTTTCTGAATTGGATCAGAAGACCAAGCAAAATCCATTTCAGGAATAATCCTCGCTTCTTGATTCCTATACCAAATACCCCAGAGAACAGCCCACATATCAGCACACCAACTTTGAAAGCCTTTATTTTCATTCTCAAAGAATTCTTTGTTTATGTTTAACAAATGTGTTCTAATTGTTAAACAATCTTCCAACACCTTATTCCAAAACTCACTATCGATGTTCTTTAATAGGTATTGTGCTCCTCCTGAATGTAAGTTATTAGCCTCAGCTATCTCTCTAGTTATGCCTGTAAGTCCAGTTGTTTCAGCTAGAATGTCTCTAGTTTTGTACAACTCAAGCTTCTCAGGCTTTACATCTTTCACCTTACTATCAAAATATGAAGCATTGATATAACTGTTTGTATCAGATACATAGTTTATATCATCATCCAGATAAGCATCTATATTTAGATTCTCTGTAAACACTACGTCTGAATCACAATACATAACAGCTTTATCTTTCATCCCTGGATTTTCTTCAAAATATCTTCTCAGACAATAAGGACGTAACACAGGAATATAAATCCCTAACATGTTACTAATCTTGTGCTCATCTTTGTAGAATACAAATTCAGCTTCTGGATAGAGGTCTATCACTTGCTGCCATTTAGTATTCTTTTCCCTATAACTAGGAATGAATATAAGCACAATTGCTTTGTCTGAATGTCCAATTTTTCTTAAGCTCTCTATCCATAAATGTACCTGCCATGTGTAATAGGTATCATCTGGTTGAGCACAGATAAATCTGAGATCCTTCATATATGTAGTTTTGTTGGTTTGTTTATGCTTATGGAGCTGGTGTAGTAGTAGTTGTGGTTGTTTCAGGTGCTAATGCACTTACAGCACGGATTAATTGTTCCATCTGTTTAGATATATTCCACAATAACTCTGCCTCTGGTCCCTGACCTATTGGTCTACTTGGTATTGCCATTTTTAATAAGTTTTATTTAGTACGAATAAATCACTGTAAATGCTATTTCCTGCATTATTACTACCCCATTGAGCAGTGATATTCAATGTATTAGAAATTGTTGTATCAAATGTTGTGTTGTTTACTGTATTAAATCCAAATCCTTCTACAGCTCCATTATTTGTTTTAACATAACTAAATCTTCCTAAAGAGACAATAGAAGCTGTGCCTGCAGAACCAAGTTGTTTAATGGTAAAGTCTACATTTAATGACCAAATATCATTTGTAATAGCACTTGTTAATCCTTGGACACCACTGTCTAGTAAAATAATAGATCCAGCCTCTAATTTAATTCTTATAGTTTGATTATTAGCAGCATCCATTACACCTCCCATTACTATTCTAAAGCTATCTCCTAAAGAGAACCCATTAGCTGGTACAGTGAGTGTACCTACACCACCATTTATAAGTGTTGTTTCTACAGTGGTTCCAGTGATAGGTGTACTATTTCCTGTTTGAGCAAATAGACCACCACCAACTGGACCTGGAGGACCCTGAGGACCCTGAGGACCTTCTGGACCAGTCATACCACAAGTAGCACAAATAAGCTGATCCATCTGCTTAGAAATGTTCCAGAGTAATTCTGCCTGTGGACCTTGTCCTATGGGCCTTGAAGGTATAGCCATGATTAAATGAAATTAATGTTCAAAGATATGTTGTTTTTTACTATAATCAATGAGTATCAATAATTTACAATAACTAAATTGATTACTTCATCTCTAATTAAATTAATTAGAGGTTTAGAAATATTTATATGTTGGTAGTAATACTACTTACCTTGACCTCTATATTTCTTTACTGGTTTGTCTTTAGGTCCGCTAGTCTTTTTAGCCTTACCGCCTTTGCGTTTTCCAAAGCTAATTTTTCTAACTTCACCACCTTTTGCCTTTGCCATGTTGATTTATTTTAAGGTTTTTAAAACTTGTTGATTCTGTTTTATTAACTGAGCAGTTTTTATTCCAGAACGTCTGCTGCGTCTAGCAACAGGTTTTTTCTTAGCGTTTGCCATATTGGTTTATTTTAATAGATTATGGTATTCCTTGAAGTGCTTAAGTCTATCTGGTAAGCCAATTGTACCACCGTTAACACGTTTAGTCACCTTGGTAACCACCTCATCTGTAGCCCCCTCATCAGCAATCTTGTTTAATCCATTCTTATGGAAGAACCAAGCTGCAGATAATAAAGGATACTTAGTAGCCACTAGATCAGGGTTAGTTAGGATGTCATCTTCTACAGTCTTATCAAAAGCACTGTAGTTATCCTTTCCAGTTAACTGAATGTAACCACGTCCTCTAAACTTATAACCCTCACCAGATGCTTGAGGACCATTCCCCATACGGTTAGCATAGACAATATTAGCAATCTTTTCAGGCTTGCGTTCAAACTCTTTAGCACTTTCAGGTGTAAAATACTTCTTGAATATAGTGGTTAATCCTTTAGCACCATAGTTTAAGTTCTCTGAAATAGCTTTGAATCCACCAGACTCATGACCTGTTTGAGCAAGGAAATGAGCTAGTCTTAAAGGTGTATTGATTTCAAACTTAGCCTGTACATCAGGGATTTGATCGATCACTCCATCAGGAATATGTCCTTTTAAATTATTTAGATTCATTTTTCTTTTTCTTTTTAGCAGGCTTCTTTTTGGGAACTGCAGGTTTAACAACCACCACTGGTGCCACCTCTACAGCTTTACCAGCAAGTGTTTTTTTACTAAATAGCTTTTTAATTATATCTAAAATCTTCTTCATGTTTTATTTTTTAAGTTTCCAAAATGTACGAAAGCCATAACTTAATTGACCTTCAACGTTACTACCAACTGTTACACTATATATGTTATCCTTCTTAGTCTTAAGAAGTACACCAGCACTTAAGCTTGTTACACCCACTGTCTTGTTACCATCTACACCACCACCTAGATATAATTGATTCTTCAGAGGGGCATATTTGGTAATTGTAGTTGTTGTATGGATAGTGGGTATGTTATAATTGTATTTGTAAGATCTGTTCTGTAGATTGTTTTTTTGTATTGTATCAGCTATAGCTACATATCCTAATGTGTCTAGCTTTAATGTATCAGCATAGATATTTTTTGCTAAGTAGGCAACAACTAATGAATCATATTGTTCTTTGAGCCTAGGATATGATGTATCAGCTATATACTCTGGAGGAGTTTGAATAGTTTCATATATTGTCTCTTTAACCTTTAACTTCTTGATAATCAATGAGTCATGCACTTGCCAGGTGGTATCATGTATTGTTACAGTGGTAGGTTCCATTTTAGAACCACATCCTCTATCTTGAGTTAAAATTATAAATAGTAATATAACTATAAAAAGCGTTAAGACTCTATTCATCTTCTTTACTGTTATTTTTGGTTCCAAAATAATAAGAAAATATCATCAATACCAGTGTCTTAATTAGATCAAACAGCTGGTTGTTCATTTCATCTGGTATAAGTTTTATCTTAAATGCTATCACCTTATCCACTATAAACAATGCTACAAGTGCAGTGAAAACCATTATGACAAACCTAACCAGTACGTCCTTTGTACTATTTGCAAAAAGCTTATTGACAAAAATAACTGAGCTTACTATTAGAGCAAGCCCTAACAGTATGCCAAATAACATCATCCATAGACTAGAACTACTGAACATCTTTCTTATTTATCCATTTATCTACAGATGCTATACCAAAGCAAGCTATGGTTAAGATTTTAAATGAATCATATATAAATTCATTTACCACTAGATCTTTTCCTAGTGTTCCTGTAACAATATCTGCTATAGCAAATATTATCATAATTAAAAAAGAAGCAAAGCCAATTATGGCTTTCTCATTGATTGAATTGCTGTCATCAAATAAATCAGAAAAGAATTTCTTCATGTTTTTCGTTTTTAATTGTTTTTCTATTATTAGGTAGGATGGCATAACTTTCTAATTCTAAGTCTGTACTAGGTAAATTAAAAGGTAGAGATGCTGTTTTCTTATAGATAAGCCTCTCTAGGTTGTCTATACGTGTTTTGTCTACATTAGACTGGGCCATCAGGGCTTTAACATCAGCTTTAACTTCATTAACATCATTCCAAATCATCATTGCTAGTATTGATACTAGACTAGGAAAAATCCAAACTTTAAAGTTTTCAATGGGTTGTTTCATCTTACTTCATAAATGAAAATAGCATACCCTTCCCTTTTAGGGAGAATACGCTATGTAGTTAAAAAATATAGTTTTTATTTATTTCTTTAGTCCGTATTTAATCCATTTGTACCAAACACGTTCATGGATAAAATATACGAAAGGCTTGTATGCCAGTTCAGCAACACTGAATGCAGCACCTATCTTGATACTGCCTGTTGCTATCCACATAAGAAGGAATCCAATTCCTGTACTTATGATTCTATAACTTATAGTTTTTGCTATGTGTCTTTTAGTTCCTACCATTAGAGCTTGCCTTCGGCTTTCATTTGTTCTCTAATTTTTGTAGCAGATATATCGTGTATATCTTGGGGAGGTGTATGTTCTATAACATCGTAACCAATACCCCTACCAATATTGATAGATTCAATATCAGGTATAATAATAA